CTAGACAATGGCTTAACACTAACGCATTGATCGCAGATATAGTATAAGTAGAAGCAGCATCAGTTGCGCCAATTAATATATCAGCAGAAGCATCTTGTGAGAAAAGGGGAACTAAAATATTTGCATTAGTTCTTCCTAATTCATCAACAACATTTACTATGTCTGCAGCCAATGTAGCGCCTCTAGTACCATTACTTAAAAACGCCGCATTAGCCATTGGAGTGGGCAACCCAGCGGTAGCTGTGGCCGTTAAACTTACCGTCTTAGATTTACCGACGGCTTGCTTAAAATTATTAAGCGCTTTTTTAATACGCCCTGGTTCCAAATTTGCGCCTGTTGAACAAATGCCAATTGCTGTAACACTATCAAGAGCAGATGTAGGAAGTTGTGTAGAAGACGCCGCTACTGTCGCAGAATAGCCTGTCTGTGTGGCAATAAAGGCGGCTAATGTACCGATAGTAGAATATTCCTTTAAATTAATACTAAGGTTAGAACCGCTGCCACCCACGACTGTAGTAGTCAAAGTGCCAGTAGACTGATTGATCGTGAGAGTAGCGGTAGTTCCTAAATAGCCTATCATTAGCGCCACATCTGCAGAAGCGGGCAAAGTTTCATTGGCACCCGTTTTTGTATTGCTAACCGTTAATTCTACTGATGGTTCTTCTGAAGAAACTGTAAGTCCAGCAGAAAGACCTAAAGCCGCTAAGTCACCGGGGGTTATATCAATAAGCTCAAATGATTTTCCCCAACCATTTCCCCAAGCGGCAGGGTCTGCATCCATGGTTAATGCAATAGAATTGGTAGCCGTGCCAGCAGCGGCGGTAATTCCGGAAGGAAGAAGACTATTTAGCTCAGCTACTAAAGTAGGAATACTATTGTGGTTACTAGGTGTGCCACTGAGTGTAACAGTAGTTGAAGCACCGCCATTTAATCTAATGGCAAAATTAACACCGTTTAGAGCAGCTCCAAGAGATGGAATTGTGCCGCCTTGTAGAGAAGGTGCAACTTCTGCGCCAGTTGATAATACCTGATATTTATCTGAATTGCCACGAACACCGTAGTTAAGATCAAATAAAGTACCATAGCCAGGAATTGGACCACTTGCTTTAGTACCTGTGTTAGTTTTAACAACAAAAACACCCGTAGCTGTTCCGGCAATATCAGCGCTTCTAGAAGGAGAAGTTAGGGCACGGAAAGCGTCTACTATTTGACCGCTAATGTATTTTTGAGTTACTAGATTTAACTGATCTGGTGTATAGAATTCATCCGCAAGCTTCGTCTGTGAGTAACTTGGTCCACCATCAGCTTCACCGAAAATAACAATAACTCCAGATGAAGCTATTCCAGACGCACCTTGGATTACTTGATAGAACGGATAAGCCCCAGGTATATTAGTGTTTAGAAATGGGGTAACCTCTCGTAAACTCATCGTTTTTCTCCTTATTTAACCTTTTTTAATCCAAAATGTTCCAAGCCTTCTTGGAATTTAGATGGATGATCCATTTTTATAGCTTTTAAATGTAACCAAATTACTTCTTCTAATTTAGAGACTTTTCCGTAATGTTTTTTATTTTCAGCCCAAAACTTTTTAAAAGCCTCACGTTTTTCTCTATCGCTTATAGCAGTGCTTTGATCTTTAACTAAAGAAGCGCGATAGGCCCTGGCTTCTTCTAAACTCATTTCTTCTGCTATAGTTGTTTGCCTTTTTTCTTTAGCCATTAAATCATTCCTTGTTTTTTAAGCTTTCTTTTAGCGTGTACTCTTTCCATAAATTTTGCTAGCTTAGCTGAGCCCACAATTTTGGCAGGAACAAATCCCTGTGGAACACCATTTGTAGATTCAGCTTCTTCTGATTTAGTACCACGCGGAACACCTACAGCGGTACAAACAGCATGAGGATTATCAACTTCTGGACTTTGCTCTTTTACGTGTCTTACGCAGCGATCGTGTTTGGTTTCTGTCTTTTCCATCTTTTTTAGATCACCGCATAGCTCTATAAAATCTTCCGATTTGTGCATACCGTCACAAAATGGGCAGGTATGGCCTTCTTTCAGTTCTGCCTCTTTATTTTCAGCCATATGATCTAATACCTTATGCTCTACCTCTTCACCAAGTTCGGCATCGGCTTCTTTATCTGGATTTTCAGCTTTATCCATCTTCTTTTTCTGTAAATCTTTCTTTACTTTTTCTTTGAATTCGTATTCCGGTTCGGCACCATCCGGAGGATTATTGCCTTCAGCTTCTTCTTTAGGGTTTTTACTAGGTGAGATTTGTTCTTCTTGCCTTTTTCCTTTTTCATTAACTTGACCTCTTTTAACTTCTTTGACTTCATAATCTTCATAATCTCTATTTTCAATTTTTGCCTTAGCACCCAACTTTGTAGATGGGCGGCTAGGTTCTTTGGGGTTTTCAGTTGCGTACTTTTTTAAAATTTCAGATTTTTTTAAAATTTCTTCAACTTTTTTTAATACAGCAATAGCAGCTTCTGCAGCATTATATTTCTTTTCTTGCCCCATACTTAAACCTCTTAATTACTCCTATAAGATTACTTGTCCTTATGTTTTTTTAGTATAAAATCGCTTAGTTTACGCACACTTGGATGTTTTATATCTTCATGTTTAAAGAACGCAGACTTCTTACCAAAAGGATCAGGCATTTTTTTGGGCTTTGGCACTTTGACGGCCAATTGCTGAGTGCCTGTTTTCATTGCATTTTTAGGTTGTGGTGGCAACGATACTTTGTCAAATTCAGCCTTCAGAAGATCATTGGCCGATTTTATTAAATGACCTTCACAAGAAGAAATTAATGAACTTTTAAATAAATCTGCCATCATGACATCATAGCCACTTTTACCCATACGATGAAAAATGTAGTTACTAAGCTTCCAATAACTTTTAGAGCCTTCTTTAGTAGTTTTGGCAGCAGCTCGTTTAGCTGCTGACCATCTCTTTTCATCTGCGGATGTTCTTATAAAACCTGGCATATATATAAGATTACTTAGTCTTCATCAATATCTTCTGGATCGCCCAAAGATAGGTCGGCTGGATCAGCATCCGTCCACCAATTTGTATCATTCCTATTTTGTATTGGCGTATCAAGATTGCTTAAGATTTTTATGCCTCCCACATATCCTTCCGGATTATCTGGAGTTATTGCACCGGTATTAACTTCTTTAAATGTCACGGATTCAATAATACGCTTTGGCGATTTAATCCAGGTTTGTTCAACTTGGCCAGAAATGGTGATATAGCGTGACCACACCTCTTCGCCCCCAGCGGTCGTAAAAAATTCATTAAGATCTGGGTTATTATTTTGTATAAAACTTTCTGTAAATCCTAATGCCTCAAATAAGCTTTCCTTATAACGCAATATACCATATAAAGCGATAGACCATAACCATAAACAAGTTTGAGCATCACCATTACCATGGCAACCAATATTATATATATCCTGAGTAAATATATGGCCAATTCTAGCTACATAGTATTGATATTGTGGAACTATACCTAGCCTAGTAGTCTTTAAATATGTGCCTGGTTGAATGCCAATTTGGTTGGCAGCAACAGATATAATCTGAAAACCTTGCCCATTGTCTGGATTAACTATAATTTGACCAGGCACTACGCCAGAAATATCTGCCGATACCGGTATATCTATTAATCCAGTAGTTTGATTATAACCAGTAGGTACGAATGGTTTTACTACATAAGGAATCGGCTTGCCGATTTGTTTGGGTAACAAGGTAATAGTTTCTGATGAATCATCGGCCAAATGTTTCATTTCTAATTTTTCGTTACTTCTACCCATTTCTACTGTTATGCATGGATAGCGATCCTTATCCTTTCGTCTATACATATAAATTTCTATATTTGCTTTTGATAACCATTCTTTACACGAGTCAATTTGTTTCTGACCATATTTAGTCATAATATAATTAATTGAAGTAAGATCTGAAAACATATGATCGATAAGATAAGGATTTTCCTTCATTTCTTGAATTACTAATTCAAGTGCTGTTTTAATAATAATATCGCCTTGAAAAATACCTGACATAAATTATTTCCATTTTTCAAGAATGGCCGGTAATATTTCGTTTTCCCACGTATATTCAGCCCAAGCTTGGGCACGATCTAAGAATTTTTTGCCATCTATGCCTGGATGTATCCACTTATTTTTTTGTTCAGGACTATCGCTAACTGTTCTAAATGTCATTATATCACGTCTAACATTGCCAGTTCTTGTTAATGTTTGATAAATAGTTACTCTGGTTAATGGATCGTCAGTCCAACTAGATTTAGCGCGTCCTGCCTTAAAATCGAAAGTATGTAATTTGCCAAGACGAGGGCTTCCATTTTCGTGTCTTTCAATTTTTTTGTATGGTATATCGCGTTTTTTTAGCTCGCTTTTAATTTTAGCTTGCAAAATCTGGGCATAACCATTCATTTGGCTAGACGGTTTTGAATGTTCAAACGGAATAGTTCTTATCCTATATCCATTTTTATCATGGTCGGTAGCATTTTTTAGAAGGCCAGGCTTCATATCTGTCTGAGGCTCTATACCCTCTTCAATCCAAAGCGCTTTTTCATCGATGCTTACGACCCATAACCCAGGCGCTATTTGTTGAAATCCTAGATTATCTGTAAAAATTTTCTTACTAGAATGCAATTCGTTATTAGCCATTTCTGCTACTTTAGCATGAGTAGAAGCAGCTAACTGAGCCACACCTTTGTTAAGATCTTGCTGGACTTCATCGGCAAGTTCTTTAAATTTTTCGGCTATAGCTCTAGTATCAATGGTTATTTTAAGTGGCATCTGCGTCCTCTGGACGAACAGGTATGCCATGTCCACTTAATACGCTACCCTTTTTTCTATCAATCCAACGTATTCTGCCTGTTTTTGGGTCAACTACTTTTTGTTGGCCTTTTTCATTGATGGCACCAATAGGATAAGGGGTTCTAGCTACATGCGGAGTAGTCTGTTTTGTAGGAAGTTTTCCTATTGCTTGGCCAATAATTTTTTGTCCCAATTGTTGATCAGTTAATTCGTCTATTTTTGGTTTGGCATCACGATCTTTTTGTGCCACTTTATCATGAACAGATTCTGTAGTATCTGATGTAGTAGTTTCTTTATGAGAAACCTGATCAGTGCCTTCTGCTTCTTCCCGAATAGATTCGTCAAGTTCAAGCATTTTAGCCATTTCAATCATGGCTTTTAATATAGATAAACACGATTCGTATAATTGTGGGGCTTGATCTTTAGCTCTTTCCAAAATTTGTTTATTAGCTTTAAAGCCTTCTAAAGCCTGAGAAACTATATCAACTATTTTTTCACGTTGAATATTTTCCGCATGGGCGTCTAGACCATCTTTTAATACCGCACTTAGATCAGGATACGCATCATCTTCCGAAAGACCCATGTCTGACGGAATATTTTGTTTGTGATTGTCTATTGTGTCAAGCATGTCTTTTTCGTTCTCTAAATGTTGGTCTAATTCTTTTTCGATGGATTTATCATCGATAGAATCATTCGGCCCATCTTCGTGATCATTAGAATCTATTACAGTTTTTTTGTCATTATCAGTTATATTATCTGAATCTTCTCGCATTTCGTTTGATTCATAATGTTCTTGTTCTATAGGTATATTTTGTTCTTCTAAACAGTCTTTACTGTCTGGTTTAGAAATTTGTGGATCATTTTGATCAGGATCAGGCGCTATCATATTCATGCGGCGATCTTTTTCTGGGATTTCCATTGATACATCTAATTGTTTTTTATCTTCTTTAGTGGGCTCAGGCTTATCAATAACTGGCGGGGTTAGATCTTGTTCCCTATATTTTGCCGCACGCTCTTTTTGGCTAGCATTATTAAATGTATTTTCATTTGCATCTGGGCGTAAGTATGCTTCAGCAAGCCTTGCCTCTTCTAGACTTCCTTTCCCTTGCGCTGCCCTTTCAGCGGCGGCGGCCACTTCTTTTTCAATATTTTCGTCATAGTGGACCACCATGTTTTTACCGCGAAACTTGGCTACTAATAATGATTTTCCAGCTTCTGATAAATTACTGCCTATGCCCACCGATACTGTTAAATTAGTAGCAAATTCATAATCTTTTCTTAGCTGTTCTAATTCTTCAAGCGCTTCTCTTGGAACAGCATATAAACCTTGATCTCCTCCGGAAGAATATTTTATTCCACCAAATTTTTGCGCCCATCTGTCTATTATTTCATTCCCAAGCTGAATTCTATCAGACACTTCTTTTAGGTCTTCTGGAGAATTATTTAGAATGGCTTGACCGACCTTTCTACCCGCTGAATCGGCATCATAGGCCATAAACATTAATTTGTTACTCATAAATTATTCTCTCATGGTAAATTTTATTTACGCTTTTTTCTTAGTACATCCAAAAGCATTTCAATATTTTCCTGATCCCATCCTCTGCCAAATCTAATTTTTACGCCTTCTTCAGCTTTTTTAATAAATACCGTTTTTTCCCTATCATCACCTAAACAAATACAGCCAGAAAATAGTTGACCATTAAATATATTTTTGCCACAATCGGGACAATATACTGTTTCACCTTTGGCTATTTCTATTAAAAATTCTTTTTTCTTATTTTTATTTTTACGATTATCTAAAAAATCTTTAAGCGGAGAACCTTTCTTTTTTGGAATTTCTGTTAATTCTGGCCTTTTGTCATTATCAGATACGTCAGAATATTTAGAACTATCTGCAGTGATTTGAGGATTTGAATTTGACTCTGAATCTGTTAATTTATTTATGCCATTGGATTCTTGTTTTTGCTCATTTTTTTCTTTTATTTGTTTAACAAAATCGCTAAGTTTTAGCATGAATAGTCTATGAATGGCTTCTCTTTCCATTATTTTCTTGTCAACTACTCTTTCAATAAGATCTCTTAATTCTAAGCGTTCATCAATCAACTTTTGAATTTTATTGGATGTTTCTTCGTCTATGTTATCGGGATTTATAAGGTCATCGATGTTGTAAAGTTCATAACAAGACATTATAACAAGCCCAATACCTGGAATTGGTCTAAATTTGAACTCTGTAAGTTTTTTATTGTTATCTATAATTTCACCACTATAAGTATCTGGACCATGTTTTGTAACTTTTAATATTCCATTACTTTCTACTGGTAGCCTAATCTCTTTATTTTCGTCAACGTTCATGGGCGTGAGTTCTTTGATCAGTAAAGACATAATAGTTCTAGGAACGATTCTCAAGCCCTGGAACAGTTCATTGTGGTCGGTTACAGAACGAGTGTCGGGCTTCCAAAGCTCAAATTTCTTCAGAGACTCCATAAAGTCGTTGCCTAAAGTCTTAGATAAGAAAAAGTTCGCCTTAGAAGACACTTAAGTACTCCTTAAGTGGAAGCATTGTCTTGGGATTGAACTTTAATCGATGTATGATCGCCAATTAGATAAACAAAAAGCATGTTAGAATCTGTTCTCACCCAATTACTTAAGTAAGTGGCTATATATATATAAGTGCCAGGCGGAACCGCAATGCCTACGTTGCCATTACTGTCTGTAGCTCCAGCAGCCAGGGCCGCCATAGAACCGCTAGTTCCCAAAGTAACCGAATGTACGACTGTATCAGAATTATATACCGCTAAATTACGTCCTGCACTGGGTAGAATTCTTGCAGTAGTGGCATTAGTAGTGAACCCTCCTGCTCCATCCCCTAACGGCTGAAGATATTGACCTACTGGGACTGTTTTATAAGCACCACTTTGATCAGAGTACGACAGTGCCTCAATAGCTAAAGGATCTTGTATTTGATTGCCAGGTATAGTACGTTTATTAATAGCCATATTATTGATTTCCTTATACTTTAAGTAAAAGATTACTTGTCATTCTCCGTAATATCGCTCATTTCAACAGGCACAAAAAACTTATTGGGATTAGCTTCATTTTGCTGAGACACTGCTGCTCTTTGTGGTGTTTTAGATTTAAGTTGATTGCTTTGATCGCCCTTATTTTGATTATGATAAATATATTCTCTTACAATTTCCGCATGATAGGGCATTCTTTGCGGCATACGTATTCCGTTAGTTGTTACATTGGTAATTCTAACTTCTTTTGGAAGACTTACTACATACCAATACGCTTTATATAAATAGCGTATTGAATATATTCTGCCCTTTCCCGTATCTGGATCGATGCCGGGATTTTTCCCACTATTTAACCAACGTATATTACCTTCTTCAGTTATTATAAAGTCAATATTTTGCTGGTATTCTTGATTACGGCTATCAATGATTGGCTCTTCAAGCTCACAAATTGGAAACATTGGTATATTATCAGAATCAAAAGAAAATTGCATCTCTTCATAATTTGAGACACGTGTATCTGCATCCTTATCGGCAATATAAACTCTATCGCCAGGAGCCATATAAATGCGTGTTTTGCTATCAGAATAAAATCTAGGCAGAATTAAGCGTGCTCTGGAAGGATCTAACATGCCGCCAGGACTACGTTTTTGTGATCGTTCATTGTCTGTGATAGTAGCACTAAAAATACCGGCACAACGGTAAATAAAACCATTAGAAGTAATTGTATCTACGCCGTCATTTCTTCGATAGCTACCACGGTCATTTTGACCAATAGGACTAGGAATAGCTTTGTAATGCACAAAATCAACGGCTAAACTTTGTACAAAGGCGTCTTGTCTATTTAGATCTAATGATTCTTGAACATAGGGCGTAAATCTATTGATTGCGTCGGTTTGAGTACCAATCGGCTTTCTATTACTCATTATATTTCCTGTTCAAACAAAGATTTGCCAATTCTTCTAATTTTTTGTCGTTATTGTAAAAAGAAGTTGACATAATTTTAACTATATCATTTAAACGAAGTTCCATTTCTAGCTGTTTAGACTTTTTACTAGTTCTTGCCCCGTTAATATAATTATTGTGTATAACTTTGATATTAAGACTACAGGCTATGCCATTTTGACAGATTCTTTCAACTTCGTTTAAAAAATGTTCTATAGACGGATCGTTAGGTTCATAGTTAATGACTACTTGCTTAGAACCTCGTATCTGTTCTTCTATTGGCCTAGTGATATCATAAGGTATTTCGTTTTTTGTCTTAACTATTGTAATACACATTTATGCACCAATTTTTATTTTCTTTACTCCGCATGAGATGGCCTTTTCAGAAGTAGCTGCTGCCAATGCTCTTATAAATTTTTCAGGAATTTCAACTTTCGGAATTGTTAGTACGTTGTCCTTAATATCTCCAGATATAGAGGAAATTTTTATATTTTGTTTTGTAATATGAAAATCAATGTTTGATCCATTTTGTATAGAATATACATCAAATCCAGATTTACGAAGAGGCTCTGTTAAGAAATGCGAATGTTTTTCTACGATTGTTTCGTCTATAGCGGCTTCACTTTTCATCATTACCGGCTGGAATGAAGGATATATCTTTTCTAGATGGAATTTAACTATAGCTGGATGCGATCCTGCTGCTAGGGCCTCTTCTTTAATTTTTCCTTTAGGTATACCTATAGCAATCCAAAAGCCGCCTTTAGTTTTAAGCATTTTTACTGGTTTTCCGTCAAGAATACCAGCATCTTCAATTGTATCTATTTCATTTGGTGTGATTTGCATATTATTTTTCCTTTAAATAATTATCTAAAATTTTTTTTGTATAGGGATGAGAAGAAATGTCTTTGTTTTCTTTTAATGCTTTATGGGTGCCAGTGATTCCCTGATTCCATGCATAACCAATTTTGATTGGGTTTGGTCCAAAATGGTGTTCTAACCTAGCCAAATGTCTTTCTGCTATCATGTTTTCTAATTCTGGATGATCTTGCATGAAATTATGTAACTCATTGTCTTTTAAGGCTATAATTCTTTTATATTTACGTTTTAAATTTGGGGACATATGGACAGTTTCTTTTATTGTATTTGGCATAAGTCCATATTTACCATAAGCAATACCATAAATAGTAGGCGGGTGTTTTTTGTTTTTACCGCCAGAACTTTCTACTTGAGCAATTGCGTTCAACATTTTTTGTCTGGAATATGGCTCTGATGCTTGGGTAGGGGCGAGTGAAGGTGTAGCGATAGCAATTGATCCGGCTACTGCAGCGGCAGTGCCTAATTTACTTAAAACACCTTTTTCTATTTCCGTTTTTTTTATATTTTTTACCGCCTCTTGTTCGTCGAATAGAAAGTTTTGTTGTCTAGGACTGTATGTGTACAAAATATTATCTCCTTGCCTTAATTCTGCGGCCAAAAATTTAATATTTGCTTCTTTAGCTGTGATTCCGTTTTTATCTTTGAATTCATCCCATAGGGCTTTATTTATTGTAATATGAGGTTGGAATTCATTATCCATAGACCTGCCCATATCTTTAAATTTCTTATGATAATCAACGATACGATCTGCCGTGGGACCATTTAATTTAAGTATATACATGGTATTTCCATTTTCGCTATTAACAGTTCCACGCTCAATAGTAGTTTCTTCTGCATTTGGCGGTAAAAGATCTAGCTTTTTAGCAATTTCGTTAATTTTTATAGGATCGTCCGTTTTTGGATCAAATAATTTAATTGTAACATGAAATAACACACCCGTATCTGCTTGTTTTGTTTTCCCGTCAATTGTTACGGGAAACATAAGATCCATTCCTTCTGCGGCTATTTTTTTATAAATTTGAGCATCATTATTTAATTTGCTCATATCTTTCCACCTTTAGTGGATGATAAACAGCAACTACGTGACTTAATTGCGGATGTGCGCTATTATGAAATCCAACGTAGCCTGCCATTTTTAATCTGTCATGAATATCGTCCATATTAACTACGCCTTGGTTAGCGTGAATAGACTCTTTTACAATACCTCTTGGGTCTTTACCTATATCATAAATAGGTTGTTTACTGGGATTTAAACTGGTATAATATTTATGCTTAGCCCGTCCTGCTACAATTTCTTCTGGTTGAGTTCCTGCACGATAATAGAAGGAATGTGGATGCCAGGTATCTCGTCCTTTAACGTTCATATCCGTGCCGGTGCCTTTATATTTTGGGTCGATCGTAGTTAAATTAGGTTTAGTAGAATAGTGTACTAAATCTATCTTTTCTTCTTTATCGATTTTTGAAGTTTCTATGGTAGGGGTTTCTTGAAAATTATGTGTAAAATGATAACCATCAGGCAATGTTGTATAGAAATCTTTAGGTTTTTCTTTATGCCATACTGTTCCAGTGCCTGTTATTTTTTTGCCAGCAGATTCGCCATGATGAAAACGCATTTCATGTTCCTGTCCAGTTGAATATATAGAGCTTGCTTGACCCATTCTAGAAGCTAGGCCGTGTAGTTTTTCGGCCTGTTTCGGAGTGACACCATAAACTATGATACTACGTTCAGGAGCGCCATAATGCCCATGGACCTCATGAGCATCGTAGCCTGCGCCCTGTAGATGTCGTAATACCTTCTCGTGTGGCATCTTAAGCTCATCCTTATGTGGATAAACAGGATTATCTGCCGAAAATATGAAATGTGGACCTGCTATTTTATCTTTATGATCTAATATAGCTTTTAATAGTCCTTGATCTATACCCATATATCGCTAATTATATATTACCAATAAAATATTTACTAGAAAAGATACTCCTTATTTTATTAACTAATTCGTCACGTTTTTTTTCAAGTTCTTCGATGCGCAATTGATAAATTCTAGGACCTGGACCACTTGAAGATTGAGAAATACCGTCTTGAGAAAGTGCTTGAGAATTATAGATAAAATTAGGCGCAATTTCACTTAGAATATCAATAGCGGCAATACAGCCAATTAGTTCATTGACAATTATTGGCACTTGACCTTCAGAATTAGATAGCCCAGCAGTATAGCCTACTTCCCAATAAGCAGGGACCCAATTAAGGCCGTCAATAACCGTTAAAAAAGCAATACCTGCGTTACCAACCGCACCCGAAACAGTGTTTACGCCATAGGCTGCCAAAAGCGGGATTACGTTGATTAAATTTTTACTAAAATTAGCGGTTTCAATCCATGTGGGTGGAATCTGGAAAATGTTATTTCCATCGGCGCTGATAATTGCCAGGTATTCCAATGAAGTAATTGGCCCATGTTCTGTGCGAATATGAATATAGCTACGATATAGACTATAATCAAAAGGCACCTTTTGCTTAAAAATTTCGGTAACAATTGGTCTTTTAATAAGCACTTCTGCTCGATTAGTGGCAAGAACTATACGGTCAGTCAATTCTTGAGTAGTAAATTGATCGCCATTTGCAAATGCCAGCGGAATACCCTTGAGAAAACGACTAACTAGCTGTTCGGGGGTTAGAATCGGTTCTGCTCTTTTTAAAAGGCCAGAAGTAGCTGCGGCATGAACCGGATAAATCGCCGTGCCATATTGTTTAACGCCATTAAGATTAGACATTAGCAATTTCCTTCATTAATCTGTTCGACGCTGATCATATTTGTTACGCTAAATCTTCGGATATTATTGCCCTCTTGAACTGTAAATTGGACATTTCCGCTATTAGGTACTACATTGGCAGGTAAGGTAACCTTCCAAATCGAAGAATCATTTGCATCGGCCTGAACAGCAATAAGATTAAAGACTTGGCTTGGATCTATGACCGGAAAATTAATACTAGTGCCAAACGGTATAAAACCGCTAGTAGCTGTAATAAATGTATTTAGTGCCGCCGCATTACTTGGAAAAGTGACTGTAATTCCAACTGGTTGGTTATTATTGCCGATTCCTGCTAAATATCTTAACCAGCTATTACTAGGTTGAAGTGTATTAATGGAATTAAGCGCAGTAGGACCGCCGATGCTAATTTGTGGACCTTGATTTAGATCCACTAGTTGAAAATACAAGGTAGTATTAATGTCACCGGCACGAATTGTCCATTGATTTCCATAAGAAAATGAGTTAATATTATTATAATTTATAATTGGTATCGCATATAGTCTAGGCATGCTAATCCACCTTTATAAGTATTAAGATTGTCTTGATAATATATAACTATCTTTAAGATATTGAAATTTATACTTATTTATATCATTCTTTAACCTATTAAAATATTTGATAAATAAGTATTAAGTATATCTACCTGTCTCATGGTTAAATATGTATTATAATAAATATTGTATTTTTATTTAAGCCAAAAATTTTGATAAATGTGAAAAAATAAAGGAAAGGGCCTTAAATGCTTAAAATAGAATTTGAAGGTACAGATGCTGCTGGAAAAACAACTGGTTTAAAATATTTTATATTAAAAGCCAAAGAATTAGGACTATCTGTAGAAGAAACTAAAGAAGTAGGTAATCCGCATTTAAAATCATGTATTAAACTAAGGCAACTAGTATTAGATCCCTCTAATAGCCTTTCAGGGGAATCTATGGAGCTTATTTTTTTTGCTATGAGAATAGAAAATGATAGGTGGTTAAATGAATTAAAAAAGACCGGGAAAATAGATTTGGTAGTTTCAGATAGAGGATTTTTTTCACATTTAGCTTATGGATTACATAATACTTCCGAATCATTTATTTCTAGTTTATTTGAAAATTTAATAGCTAAAACTACATCTTTACCTGATATAGTTATTTATTTTAAAGTCGACACAGTTGTTGCGAAACAAAGAATGATAGATCGCGGTCAAATAATGGATGCCATTGAACAAAAGGGCGTTCAATATCAAGAGAATGTAAGAAATGCTTTCGATAGTTATTTCAATAAATATCCTAACATAAAAGTATTTACAGTGGATGCCAATCAAGATATAGAAAATGTCAAAAAGCAATTAGATGAAATTTTGAATAATATATATAATAGTATGATTCTTAATTCTAGAAACAATCTTTGAATAAAATAAATAAGTTGTTATATTTATTGGTATATTTATTGATATAATTAAAATTTAAAGGATTTATATCCATGAGAACAAAAATTAGCAAACAGACACATCAGATTTTAAAGCAAGTATCGAAAAAAACAGGAAAGTTGATAAAATTTATTTTAGGCAGGGCCGTTGAGTTATATCGACAAAGACAATTCTTTAAAGAACTTAATCGCCAAGTATTGGCAGCAAAGACCAATCCTAAAGTATGGGCCGAAGAATTGAGAGAACGAAAGCTTTGGGAGGGCACGCTTTCTGACGGTTTGGACAACGAAGGATGATTCTATAATTTTAAGGATCTTTATGTAGCGAAGTATGATTTGTCATAGAATAGGTGTAAACTAATAGTTATAACAATATACGTAATATGTAGATTAAATAAGCTTCATTTTCCACAATGAATGTCCCGCTCCCAATATTTTGTAATAGCCTTCTTTATTCATTTGTTCAACGGTTTTACCCCAGGAAATCTGCCTTGGAAATCGTTCGCCTTTATGTACCCAAAACATGTCTGGATCTGTGAATTTTACGAATTCAAATCCATTATTTTTATATAAAAAACCATTTCCATATCTTCTATCTGAATAAGTTATCAAAGTTTCATATCCCATTTTAATTAAGATTTCTTTAGTAAAGTTTAACAGTTTTGAAAAGCCTCCTACGACAACAATGTCTAATTTGTTACAAAACCTAGCTATCTCGACCACATTTGGTGCACTTTTTCTAGGTTTTCTAATAGTTAAGACTGATATTAATTCTTTTTTATAAAAAAGCCCCGCTCTTAAAAATGATCTACAATGTCCTTGAAGATGATTTTCATTAAGAAAGATAATAGGATCATCTATAAGGCTTACCTTACATTTTCTAGCCCCTATTTTATGGGTCACTAAACCAGCTTTATATTTTATTATGGATTTTACTATAGGTAATTTATGGATAATTTCATCTTCAAATAGCTGTATAAGTGTTATACCCTCTTTTTCGGCTAATTCGGCCTTTAATTGATGTACATTGCCTACTTTTTCTTCGGAATGGTAGTATAATCCATGGACTTCTATACCAATTTTTTTAGATTCATCGTAAATATCGATTTCTAATGCTTTATTCCCATTTTTACTTTCATCTAAATAAAGAACTCGTCTATTTCGTTGAGCATTTGGTAAATATTCTTTTATCCAGGTAAAAGAATTTAATTCTATGGCGCTTTTAGGAGCGCATACAGTGCAATTTCCGCGTTTTAAGAAATTATCCCCGCGCATCACAAATGTGTGGCCTTTAGGGCATTCATAGACGTTTGCTATAGAACTAAATTCTATAACTTTAAAACCAGGATAGCGATTTGATACAAGATTGATATGTTTTTCTCTGTTAATTGTTTTATTAGATTTAGTTGACCTAAAAAATAAGGTTTTACGTTCTTTTTCGCTTCTTTTAGACCATATTTCTTTGCCAAATTTTGATGTTCCAAAGTTAGATTTTTGATTATTTTTTATAGCGGTTTCTCTTCTAATTTGTATAGCTTCTTTGTTTTCTTGTATATACTTTTTTAATGATTTTGAAATCTTATCTCTTATAAGTTGATTAGACATGTTTTTCTTGGCAATTTTTGACCATTTATCTCTAGCATTATTAATTGATTGAGATATTGCCTTACCACGTTTAGCGACCAATTCTGGATTTTGTGATTTAAGGCGATTACTACAAGTATTACACAATAATTTATTCTTATACTGACTTCTGCGTCGAATTTTTGGAAGAGATGGACACCCTTCAAAAGTACATTGCCAGACCATTTGTGATGGCAATAACCTGTTACCGTTAAAGAATCTTTCGTTATTTATTAATACTACTAAATGTTCTGCGTCATTATTTTTCACATTTATATAATAGCATGATTATTTTAAAAAGAAAAGCCCAACCTACTAACGCAGGTTGGGCTTATCTATTTGATTTTATTATATATTAGCTATTAATTAGCTTAGCTGGCCAGTGATATTCTCGATAAGAACGTTCTTACGAGGCTGATAAGCGGCCAAGCTAAGAAATCTAAAGTGAGCCTCTGGTAGAGAGAGATCAGAGACTGCAAGCTTTAGTTTGCTGTAAGGAGCGAGCTGAGCAATTCCTAGAGTGTTAGCCTGGATTAGGAACCCGGTAACAGAACCAGGAGAACGATTGCCAAGGTCAGTGAAAACGGGGTTTCCAGCACCTTGAGCAATGCGCCCAATGAACTTCGCCGAAGCCGCTGATCCGCCAGCATTAGAGCGATAAACGTTGTAATATTGTGCACCACTTACTGCACCGATAGTCATAACTACTTTATCGCCACTAGTAGTAACGTTGACAGAAGCAGCAGCCGAAGGAAGAGATTCACCGCGCATATTTACCGCTGTAACATAATACACGTAAGTACCGGCCTGTAGCAATGAACCAGCAGCGCCACCGTCAGCAGGAGCAGAGGCAAATGAAGGCTGAGCGGGCGAACCTGCACGGGCANNACCTGCACGGGCACGTGCCGGGCGTGTCTTGCCAGATAGGAAACGTGATGCTTCTAGCGATACAACCGCTGCTGAAGTCCACTGAGTACGTAGATGAGCGCCAGTGGCTTCCTGGGCTGAACCGGCTAGGAAGATACGTTCCTTGGCATGTGCAATTTTATTATAGGCAGATAGGCTGATTGGATCTAGAATTAGACGATCAGCTGCGCCCATATTCATTGCTGAACGAACAGAGGCGTCTTCAATGATGGACTGTGTTAGCGTACCGCCGGCAGAAAGGACTACGGTCTGATCAGATCCATACTCAGCAAACATAAGATCCTGAGTATTTGACTGAGCATCTGACTGGCGAACTTGCTGATCAACGCCAACCATATTGGGAACCTTAGCTATCAGCAAGAGGGTTGCCGTCGAATACCCCAGCGTTTGAGAAGTCTGACTGACCACGGAAGCAGTCAAATTCAATATCGCCAGCTAGTTTCATCGCAGCATCGGCTGATGCACGGTCTTCGGCTTTTACGCCATCAAATGCACCAATCATATTTGCTGCTACGGTCACTCTACGGATTGTGCTGTAATACGCCATAGGAACTACCGCACGAACATAGCTGGATACATCTTCTTCACCAATTCCGCCTTCAAACTGTGCGGAACCCCCAAAGATGCCGTAATCAAGCTGCCTATTGAACTGATGTAGCTGTGACTTGACATCCTTAGAGGGAAGGATTTTCTGTAGTTTAATATGTGAATCGTCGAAAGTGACATTCTGCATGACTGGCGATAGATCTTCTACCATCAAAGCAGCGCCCTGTTCGAGATTCTGTGGAGCAGCCATATAACTGCCTGCTTCCAGGGCTTTCATAAGAGATTGAAGTTGTTCGATCATTTTTATTTCTCCTTTTAAAAAGCCTCTGCTTTATTTAAGCAGGTGGCTGATACTATTAACGTTTACTTGCCCATTTAGGTAATAACTATTGATTGCCTCACGATCAGATTTCTGAAGTGATGGATCACTAGCTTTTCTTAGAAGAATTGCATTAATTTCACTTTTGGTAAGCTGTTTCCTTCCATCGCCTTCGCTTTTGGCGACTACGTCTAGAGAGGTAATAGCCTTACCTTCAGGTGCAGTTTTCTTGACCAGCTTGGTCAAGAATTCTGTGATAGCTTCAAAGTTCTTCTTAAGATTTTCATTTTCAGACTTAAGAAGCTGTAGTTCCGTTGCTTCTGTTTTTTCCATATTTTTTTCCATATCACTTAGATTTTTCTGATCCTCACTGGCAGGAGACTTAGCTCCAAGAGCGCCTTTTGGCTCGCTAGGCGATATTTCGCCACCGCTACCATCGGATTTCTTAAGCTTTGCCTTAATCTGCTCAGCACTAAGACCATGTTTAGCTATTTTATCCTGTTCTTTACTAGCATCAGATACAGGCCCTTTTGCTCCACGAGGAGCCTTGCCTTCTTCTATGCATTTCATGATCGCATCATGATGGGCTTTTAGTTCACCTTTACTCATTGAGCGATACATTTTATGCATATGCTCTATGTCTTCATCGTCATAGTCGTGACATTCGTCATCGTCATGACTCTTGTCATCGTGGGCTTCTGCTTCATCTTTTGATTTAGCTTCATCAGCTTCATCAGCCTCTTTAGCTTCTTTAGCTTCTTTATCTTTATCAGTTGATTTATCTTCTTTCTTTTCTTCATCTTCGGATTTTTCAATCTTGGACTCTTTATCCTTTTTCTTATCCTCAGATTTATCTTCGCAATCCTCTGATTTAGCTAATTTGAAAGATTCTTCAGACTTAGACAAATGAGCAGTAAACTCCCTTTCCACATCTTCGATAAGCTTCGCAAGCTCTTTTTCGGTATACTGCATGGTAAATACCTCTCCAGTTAGACCGATTAAGCGCCTTTAGTGGGCCAATATAGATGGTCGATATCCAAAGATGGTGCGGTAGCTTCGCTATTAGCTTTGGTTACTGCGCTACCGTTTGCGATTTCAATAAGTTTATAACGCATTCCGAAAGCAAAGAGTTCCCATTTAAGCACATCTAGATCTGCCTGAGATGGAATTGGCTTACCACTAGCATCTTTTTCATAGCTGATTGAGCTAATGCCTGGAGTATAGGCAAGAAGCGAATTTCCAAACACATCTTTAGAAACCGCATCAACCTGCTGCATTCGAATTAGAACAACTGGCTGACCAGCCGCTTCATTGGCATCTTTTGAAACAAAAATGAGTGGAGCGCCGTTTTCATCAAGTGCCTCACGAACAGTATTTAGACCGGCCCCATTCTTTAGGCGGACTGTAAGGCGATCAACTAAATCTCGGGCGCTACCCAGAACTTTTTGACTTGAGATAATCATTTTATAAATCTCCTTTAAAGTTTTAATGTGTTAACACTACCAATTCGTAAGCGAACTGGTTAACTTTGCAATATAATTAAAATATTAGTTTTTAAGAAAAAAATCTTTTATTTCGATTAGTTAACTTAACTAAACTGCAATTTTCGTAATTATGATATAATCTTATTGATATGAAAGACTTTTTTAGACGATGTTTGAAATGTAGGAATGAAAAACCGTTAAATGAATTCTATAGAGATCCAAAAAGTCGAAGCGGATTTTATCATAGATGTAAGCCATGTACTGATTTTTATTACAAAAAATGTTCTAAATGTAAAGAAATCAAGTCAAAAGATAGATTTTATAAAAACAAGAATACTAAGGACAAACTAGAATCTTGTTGTCGATCATGTAAGGGCAAAGAGAAAGAAACTTTTGATACCTATTTTGCTCGACATAAAAAAGAGATTATAAAAGCACATAATGACAGGGAGCGTAAAAGAAAAAAAGAAGATCCTATTTTCAAAATAAAACAAAATCTAAAAACAAGGCTTGCTACTGCCATAAAACGTTCTCGATGGAATAAGACTGCTAAATTTAATGAATATATAGGCTGCTCATTAGAAGAATTAAAGAAACATATAGAGAAACAATGGGAAATAGGAATGAATTGGTCTAATTATGGAAGATATAAGAATTGTTGGAGTATAGGTTATATTTATCCACTGTCTTTATGTAAAGATGTAGAGACTGCCATAAAAGCTTGCCATTATAGTAACTTAAGACCTATGTGGCATCAGGATAATATGAAAAAAAGCAATAAAACCAATCTTTAAGTATGTCCACTTTTATTCATGGTATAGCCGCTTCTGAAAATATTGATAGTTCTGGCGAACGTATTCTTATGAGCGGTTTGGATATCTCAACTCTTGAAAAAGACGGCTGTTTTAATTGGGAACACCAAGGTAAAAGTCCAGACCAAGTAGTCGGTAAAATTTTAAAGGCTAGAAAAATTTTTTCTGAACAAGACTGTGAGGATGATCATCAAAGATATTTTTGGGATAAGGTAAAAACACCCTATTTATATGTAATGGGTGAACTTTTTGATGATTATACCGATTCAGCTAGGGATGTTGCCGGTAAATTTAGGTACGATTTTGATAAAAAAAATCAAAATGAACGTCCAATAATGAATTTTTCCATTGAAGGCGCTAAAATTGATAAAAAAGGTATAGATATCGTAAGATCTATTGCCAGAAAAGTAACAATTACGGTTTTACCGTGCAATAAAGTTGCTATGGCCGAAATGATTGTTTCGGATAATAAACCAAAAGATGATTTAGATAATATTTTTAAGGCCGAAAATAAATTTGAAATTGAATTATTTAAAGATGAAAAATCTGAACTATTTTCCCTACTTAATAAAAAAGAAGACCGTAGTATACACGCCAATAAGCTCGGCGTAGATCCAATAGAAAAAGAGGGATTACAAATTACCGGTGCCCCTCAATCTGCTCCGGCCTTGCTTGGTTCTGAAACAATAAATAAAGCTCAGGTTCCTGGCAGTAAATATTCACCGTCTGAATCTGTTCAGTCTAAATCTCCTAGCAATAAATTTCCTAAATTTGGTCCAATTTCTACTAAGTCTCGTGACCTAGGTAAACAAATTGGTCAAACCAAAAGCGGAAAGGCCGTAATGAGCCATGCTAAGCCATTAGACTATAAGGGATGGTCTGCCCAGGATCATCGAGATGCTGCCAATATTCATTACGCGCACGCCGAAGAAGGTAAGGGAATTCCAGGGGCTACACATTTCGATACTGCTAAACGCCATATGGCCATAGCCGGTCGTGAGGAAAGGCGGCAGGCTGTAATGGCCGCCAGACGTGCCGCTGCCTTGTCTAGGGCCGATATAAACACTTCTAGAATGAATCGTTCTTTGCCCACAATGGAACATCCAGCAATGATGCCTCCTCCTAGCTTTCCGGATAAAGCAAGGGTTGCTAAAGCCTTATCTGCCGGTTCTGCAATGGCCGCCCCTGGTAACTTAGTTCAAGGCGCTGCCCTTGGAAAAGAAAGCATTAATAAAAAAACAAAAAACAAGTGGCTTGCTCGTGCTGAAGAGGAATACTCTAAATGGGATAAAAAAGAAGAATTTAGAAAATATATGTCTCATCGTCTGCCTCATCTTACTAAAGGTGAAATTGATGCTATTGGTCAAGTATTAGCCCTCAGTAAGACTTTACAAATGGAAAGATCTCTTAGGAAACTCAATAAGCAATATTCTGCTTATGAGCCTATTCATAGTTATACGGTTAAAAATGAAAAACCTGTTGAAAAATTTGACGATGTAGTAATGGGCGTTGCCGCAAAAGGTTCTGATATTTTAATGGCGCATGAACCTAATTCTAAAAAACTAAAGAAATTATTCCCCTTCTAAAAATTAAAAATAATAGTTTTTCAATTTGCATTATACAATAAAATAAAATTTTACAAATTATACGCGAAAATATCGCCCACTAGGACCTACAGAACGTAGATCTACATGAACCCACGTAGTTGTTCCATATTCCATGCGAATCTTAAGCTGATCTAATAGCGGTAAAAGTTTGTCTTTTACTTCCTGAATAGTTAAATGTCCGTTACAATCAAAATCGCAAGCTAAACTCATAGCGTGTACGTCCATGCCTGTTGGCGGAAAAATATTATGAGCAAGATTATATTTGGCACTTCTAAACATAGAATGCACATTCATTGGACACCCGAGTATACTTCTAATTTCTTCTAATTTTTGACAAAGCGTTATAAGTTTGTTAAAGTCAGCTCCGTCCGCTTCAGTAGCCAATCTGCCCCAAGAACGAAGCATTAAAGCATCTTTCACAGTGAAATGTGGAGTAATTTTATCATTTTTATTCGTCCAATTTATCATATTTACCTCTTGATTGATTAGTGTATATTCGGATATTATATAAAATAAGATTATTTGGAGGTTCGATGGACGTTAAGGTTTGCAATTTGCGATCAAATGATTTTGAAGAAAATTTGATTTATTCGGTCAGAAATACTGGTTTTGCGATTATTACACATCATGGCATCGATCATTCCTTTATCAAAGAAACTCAAATGGCCTGGAAAATTTTCTTTTTAAATAACAACTCTTATAAAGAGTTATATATTAATTCTGTTGATCCAAATATGGGTTACAAAGGTTTTAAAAGCGAAAAAGCTTTAGGTGCTGAAAAGGCTGATTTGAAAGAATTTTTTCATTGGAAACCTGGACAAAAGATACCTTATGAGGTTTCTACACTTACGCAACACATGTTTTATCAACTTGAAGATGTGTCAATGAAAATATTGGGAGTGTTAGATAGACACTATGATATCCCAAATCCTGGCTTTCAAAATTCTTGTTTAGATAGTGACAATACTTTGCTAAGAGCATTATACTATCCGGCCCTTAATTTTGATAATGAATCAGGAGCCGTTAGAGCCGCTGCTCATGAAGATATTAATTTTATTACTCTTCTTGTAGCCGCAAGTGCCCCTGGTCTTCAGGTCAAAGATAAAAACGGTAGATGGCATGACGTACCGCATGAAGATAATAGTATTACAGTTAATATTGGAGATATGCTTCAGTTAGCTTCTGGAGGTATGTATAAATCTACTACTCATAGAGTTATTAATCCAGATAATTATAACTCAGATCGTGTTAGTATTCCTCTTTTTGTTCATCCGCATAGTAATACACTGCTTGCGGATGGAATAACCGCTAAAAAGTTTCTTGAACAGCGTTTGGATAAAATTTATCAAAAGGTGTAAAATGAAAAATTTGAACGTTCACGAAGGAGATGTACTTCTTTTGTTAGATGGTCGAATACTTCGTGTTATGTGCTTACGTTCCAATAGTTTAAACGACTCTGATTTAAGCATAGTTCAGTTTCTTGATAGAAACGAGGAATCTTATATATCACTCAATACACTTCACATTGAACATAATCTAGGCCAAAATTGTCATATACTTGCTTATTTTTACATGTCCAGAAGTATTCATTTACGTCTAAATAAAATGATATGGTGATTTTATGAGACTTAGGATAAATTTTGGAGATTCTGATTCAAGTGAAGAAATTTTTTGGTGGAAACCATTAGAAGATTTTCCAAAGATTTTAGAATATGATGGCCATAAATGGTCATGGTTTATGTATGATACAGATAAAACCAAAACAGTAGATTATATATTAACTTTTACTAAAATTCCTACCTACGATCCTTATTATGGAGTTTATGCGCCTACTTTAGATCAGCTTATAGCTAACCCTTATGGACCTAAGTGCGAATGTGGTTCCGAATCTATCCATGGACCCAAAGGAGGACATAGCTATTGGTGTCCTAAATATGTCAAATTATAGAATAGTATTTAAATTATTGAATTAAACTATAAGATTAATAAAAAGTAAGTACGTGACTTTATCCGTGTGAATATGTCGTAGGGATTCTAAAATACATTAAATCTTTGATTATAGCCTTAAATGTGATTTCACACATTTTACAAAAAGTGTGTAATTTAGATATTTTGTTCTTTATAAGCGTCATGATTTTCTCCTTTATAGACTATCAGCCCTTTTTTATTAAACCCGAATCCTTTAGTAAGATAAGTTAGAGTACACCTACAATGTGGATGTAACCCAAAAGCCGATGGCTGATCTTCGCCGCGCTTATGATAGCCTTGTTTTAGCTCACTAAATTTATATATCTTGGGCGTTACACCATCAGGCATTATATGTAATTTAATACATTCTTTACAGGTTTTATTATCTTTAACAACCACGAAAAATACATACGGATCTTGATCACCAATACTAGATGCAACTCTAGAAATATCCATCATACTACCGATATTTCTAAATTTTGTGCCTTCAGATTCAACGATCGTTCGTAGATGTTTTTGAGCTTTATCAAGTTCATCGTTAATAACATTTTGAATTTCTTCTTGATTAATACGCCCTTTTCTTAGATTGGCCTCTTTAACCATTCCGTCTACTTTTTCAGTTATATTGGACTTAGTACGATTTTTTAAAGCTTCAATATAGCCATGCGCGCTATCTAATAAGCCTTTTAATGCATCTTGTTCAATTGGATTTGGCACACGATTTTGCATTGCTTGAACAAAAAGATGGGGCAAACCAAGGTTTTGTGCATGACCTATTAATAAAAGCTTTTTATACTTTAATTTAGGAATATCTCCAATAAATTGTAAAGCGATTTTGTCAAATAAATCTTCAACTATTCTTGCAATATTTTCTTTAGTAACACTAGACAAACCACGCATGTCATTTCTTTTTAATTAATTTTTATTAGATAGGATAGCCAATTCTTTTTAATATAATTAAGGATATTAGCTATTTTTATTATCTATCATATTTTCTAAATTAAGCTGTGATACAATATCTTTAGAAGCGCGTTTTTCTTCTTCTTCCCATGATTTCATTACATTATTTATAATTTGCTCTTGCATTTCTAGAGCTTTTTTAGCATTGTCATTTAAATTAATCGCAGCACGAGGAGCAAAAAATGTGGGCTTGCGTATTTTAATGTTTTTGGCATTTTCCATGGATTTGATTAAAGAAATATTACCTTGATAAAGTTTTATATCATTGAGTGTCTTTTTAAGATCTTGAACATCAGAATCTAATAATTCACTTTTTCCCAAGATGTCTTCTAGTTTTTTTATATATTGGTCTAGTTCAGAACCGTCTGGATGTTCAGAATCAAGAATTTTATCGTTTGATTCTTGAGTTTCAGTATTCGTTTGTTGATCTTCTAGCGTATTTTCATTACCGGTATGTTGATCTGCTTTATCTGTTTGCATCTGCTGCTGTATTTGTTCAATTTGCGCGTCTTTCATACCTTGTTCATATCCATCGCGCCAAGCTACGTCTACGGCATTCATGAATTTCGCTTTAAGTTCTTGATACTTTTTTTTGTAATCAATTTGTGGCATATATCACCTTAAATATCGTTTTCTATATTTAGATAGTCTTCATCCTCATCTAAAGAATCTTGAATTTCCATTTTTAAAAATTCTAGCGTATGAGGTTTAGGGGCAAACATAGCTTTTAATGCATTGGGATTAATTTGTGCCATAAGTTGAATAAATTGTAATTGAAATGGATCACGCTTATATTTCATCATTGGATCAACTAATGCGGCAGGATCTTTAAAATAGGCAGATACAATTTTACTAACATCTTGATATTTATCTAATAAAAGCTGATAACGTTCATTAAATGGAAACGCCCCTCCAAGAATAGGCCCCACAGTAGGTTTATCGACCTCAGTAAGAAGTTCATCATAAGTCATATGTAAGGCAGAATCTTGTTGTAGACGTGTAGATTCTTGTTCTTTACTTTGAGCATCAATGCCTGATAATCGAATATCAACTAATTTTGCTAGTCCTGGATCTATAATAGGTAATAGTCGTAAATTAAAAAATGTTTGAAATTTAAGAATTAATGGACGTAGTCCAGAATCTCTAGAGGCTGTAAGTTTAAATTCATTATTGCTTTCAGAAAGGGTTTGAGAATTAGTGCCCCTAGATAGATGACCGTAACCTGGCATTTCATCTGGTGACATACCAAAAGCAGATAAAATATTTCTAGCCACTTGATCATAAGTGTATTGGAAATCGCCGTCTCCAGCTTTGTTGTCAATATTAACCCATTCTACTTTATCTGTGGAACCAATACCAAAAATAGGCGTTCGGAAACTGTTACTTACACTATTCATGTTGGCATTAAATTCTAGTTTAAGATCATCTAGTGTTGATTTGTCAACTTCATCTGATTGAATGACAAGCATACCTTTAGAAGCTCTACCATTTTGAAAATAAAGCTTAATATAGGCATCAATAGAAATATGCGTAGTAACAGAACTAACTACCGTATCAAGAGGAGAAACTGGATAGCCATTATGTTCAACATCTGTAGAGGGAAAAAGATTATAAACGATAAGTTCATTATGCGTAAAGGCTTGGCGGGGTGTACCGTCGATTACTTGTAACCAAGCATATTCGTCTTCTTTAAGTTTTTTGATATCGATATCAGGCTTATCTCCGGTTAAACTTTCTAACATTTTAAAAGCCATTTCACGAAGATTATTACCTACATATTCGCCTTTGCGAACAGCTTTATAAATAGTGGCTACGTCTACCGGCCTGAAACGATGAAAGGGATAATTACCATCCGCATCTGGTTCTTTAGAGCGATCATAGATAATCTCGGTAGCAAACCTTCCGAATGCTAGACCATTATTAGTCTGAATACCCATAAAATCGGCAAGAGTCAATTTATCTTGTTGTTCAAGACCATAGTCATGGCCACAATTAAGTAATATTTGTTTTAAACGCTTAACTCTTTTTTCAACTTTAGCGTATTGTTCGGGAGAAAGACATCTCTCAAATTCCGGTTTAAGCTTTACCTCAATACCTATGTCAAAACGGTCTTTACGAATATGTCCATAAAGACTTAACATATTACTACGGGTTCTAAGGATTGCGGCGACTAAATGATCTGTAACACGTATCTGTTTGATCATTTCGTCTGGCAATAGACGTTGCTTAGATTTGAATAGTCCAAGATAGTTAGATGAGGGCGCAGGATGCTCTGTAAAAGCTAATCTAGGGGCTTTTTTATTAGCCGATCCAGTAGCTTGCATAATGGCGAACTGTAAAGGGGACATTTGTGCTTTTTCGAGCTTTTCTTCTGGTCCATCTATAAAGCTTACGCCAATTTTAGTAGCCTTAATATTCCGATCTATTTCGGAAGCGGCAGATTTATTTTGATTTTCGTCATTCATAATTTACCTTATTCAACAGAAAGCATCAGCACATTGGCAGTAGAATCACTTTTATTGGTTATAGATAGCGAGTAAACAGTAGCAGTCCTCATAAATAAACCAGGAGATACAACTAATCCGCCACTAAAAAAGGGCTGAATATTGTCCGTATTAGCACCATTGATATTTATATCACAATGTTTATCGGCTTCTATATAAACAAATTGTTTAGCATTGGAGTAAATTGCTATAGCATTTGTAGTAATGGGACCTTCTTGTGGTAGTATGTTAATACTAAAAAATTCTAAGGCGTTTGCATAAACTGCTGTAATTACATATGTACCTTGAGTTACAGGCGAAAATCCGCCATTAATGACCATTTTATCATTAACTTGAACGCCCGCAGCACTAAATATTTGAATTTGTGAAGCAAAATTAGTGCCAAGAGTAATAGGGCCTTCTGCAAATGCGTTAGGATTAGCTACAGAAAAGCTAGTGGTAGTTTTACTAATTATTTTATTAAAGCCTTGATTGAGTGAATTAAACAGGTTTCCTATAAATACTGAATCACCTACCTGCACGGTAGTTAAATTAAATGGCGTGCCGCCAGTAGATGTAAAAGTAGCCACAGGACCATTGATAGTAACCGTGACTTGTGTAGTAGCATCTGCACCGGTAGCTCTTGGGATTCTAAAATTTGGGGCTGTACCGCCTACCCAAGAGAGTGTATAAATATTTGAAGTTAAAGGCTTAAGTGCAATAGAATATTGTGTTGTTAAATCTTGGGCTAATACTCTAGAACCGTTAAATAATTCCTTTGTTTCGCCAGGCGCTAATTGAACTGGTTGTTCTTGAGGATTACCTACCTGTATGCTATTTAGACTTCTATTCCACTTAAAATTATTAAGAGATGGATTATTTGAGGAATTTTTATCTTCGTAAGCATTTAAAAAAACTAGCAAATTTAATTGACTCATTTAATAAACCTCTTTAGGCTTAGCCTACATTAAGATTGTTAGTCCATATTCCAATAGAACCCCCCCTTTTTTCCAGTACCTCGTGTACCTTTGGGGGTATCTGCAACACGCTTAGCTATTTCTTCTTTCATTTGCTGTGAATGGGTAGGATTGGTACTTTGCTGAACATCTTTTAATTGTTCTTCTGTCCATACTACATCTGGTCTGAATGACCCTTTGACCGGCCAAACATTTTGACCTATATAACGTAAAGCGTCACAAATATCTGCAATGCCGCGCTCATCATCGGGCTTTAAAGTGACATTACCTTGTCCGTCAAGTTGAAATCGATGTTTACTAATAGCACTAATAGCTTTTTTATTTGATTCATTTAGTATGACTTTAAACAGGCGTTTACCAGAAGCATTTGTTATTTTAGATCGTACCGCCTCAATACCGCCAAATACATCCTTTGTAAATGGAGGGCATTTCATGCCGTTTTTAATAAACGATTTAATATGCTGTGGATACGCTGTATCTGCAAACCATTTTACAACGTTATATTTATCTCTGAATGTCTTAGCTATTTCTAGCTGATCTACGAATTCAAGTCCTGGAGCCGCATATGTTTCCATTAGCCATACCTCTTCATTAGGAAGCACAGCGCAAATTACAATTACGAAATCGTGTATATATCCCCAGTCAACACCGGCATAGAATGAGATTCCTAAATTTTTCATTTCTTGGATTAAAGTAATATCTGTTATTACACGCTTTGTAGGACCAAAAAGTGATTCATAGGCTTCTTTGGTGGTAATAACATTGCCTTTACCAGGTGTAGATACAAATCGTGGATAAACTAGACCAGCAGAGCCCGGCTTCCAACACATTAATTGTGCCTCAGCAGTATCGGCATCATTTTCCGCAAATTTTTGAATAATCGAACTAATTGGCTTATAAAAACCACCAGTAGCTGTTTCAGGCTTTTTAGCCAGTCTACCCTTACAAACAGGTAACAATGGGCATTTGGCGCATCCAGCGTATGCTTGAGGTATTAATTCCCATTTAGATTTTTCAATATCAGGGATAGCCTCATATTCCTCTTTAGAAATTTGTTGTAACGGAAGATTTTTAAGTACATAACGATCTTCTTTTGGTTGGTCAGGTAGATGCCTTTCTTTAGGACATCTTTCTGTAACGTCAATGATATTCCAATTGACTATTTTATAATTCATTTGTGGCGCTTTTTCAATAGCTTGAGCCATATTGCCAAATGCATATTTGCGAGTAGAAAGATATACTTTTACTCCATGAATACCTTTACTATAGCCTACGATATTAACCCCTTCTTTAAGCGCTTTTGGATCGGCCAGATCTAATTCGTCAAGAAATAAAACATTGGCATGTAAAGAATTCATGCCCTTTGGATTACAAATCACTATTTTAATAAATGGTTGCTTACCTTGTGGGGTTTTAAATCTAAATACACGCTTGTTTTGTGTAATATTTTCCCAGCCAGCCTTAGTCATAAGAGGCTCTACTTTAAGTAAAAAGTTTTCAATATAACCAAGACCAACCGACGATTGCTCTTCAGTAGCAGCGGCATGTCCAATTTCTAGTTGGAAATGAAGTAAAAGTAATAATTCAAGAATAGCAACGGAAATTGTATTATGACTAATTAATCCGTTAGACCAATAGGAATGTTCATTTTCTACTGTTAAATCATAAAAATATTGAAGACCGGCATCTTCGACATTAAAAGTTTTCCACTTATTAAGTAGTATTTTTTTATATCTATTAACTACTTCTGTATCTTCTTTAGTAGTTAGTCCATTTGCTATATTTTTGTCCATCCATGTAATTAATTTAGCAATTTTGTCATATGTAATCCCACGATTACATTGTTTAATTATTGGTTTTTTATATTTATTATTTTTAGTAAGTTTAGAATATTTGTCACTAATATTAAGCAAATCTTTTATTTGAGAATAAGGCAATACGTCTTTATAGTTATAGGATTTTGGATTATTATTCTTTGTTATTTTTTTAGATTTGAGAATAATGTTTATTTTTTCTAATTTTCTGAGTTCGGCTTGATTTATTATAAGCTTACTAATTAAATGTTTTTGTAATTTATATTTTTCTTGATTATGTTCTACCCTAGATTCAATTCCTAATGCCGCTAAAATAATCTGTATTTCATTAAAAAAAGAGCTATCGACAGTTTTAAGAAATCCGTCGCCATTTTTGCTCCAGGACATTTTTGTATCAAATAATCCAGCTATAAACCCTTTTATGGAATCTATGTGGCTATATATAAACGAAGGGACCCTTTTCCCCCATAAATAACTATGTGAAAGATCCCATGATTTCAATAAATTAATCTCTTTTTTGTTGTACGTAATAAATTCGATGCTGTTTTTTAATATATTAAGCTTACCATTCGGAAAATATTCTTTACAAAATGTTATATAAAATTTAGTAATATGAGGATTTGTATTGGTTAATATAAATTTATTATGCTTATCTATTAAAGATAAATCACCATTTCCAACTAATAAGCCCAAAAAGTAGCCAATCGCGTATTCTTTTGTCTCTACGCATGATTTAGACGGAGAAAAATTAATATCTAAATTTAGACAGATCAAATCGGTTTTGGGATTTAAATCTTTGCTTGCGATCCATTGTTCTTTGCCGTTTCTTAAACACCAATATCTATGTATAGGGGTTCCTGTTACTTTAAAGCCACCGTCTACATTAATAGTTAGTCCAGGCTTCATGCCTTCATAAAAAGTTTTGGTAACCTTTTGCCAAGAAAATCCAGTCCAAATAATATCCCCTTCTTTTACATCCTCTATATTTTTGAGACTATTTAAGCATATGATTTTAGTGCCCTTTTTTTGACATTTCATTCCTTCACGACAACTCATTAAAATATAGCCAGGATTTTTATCTCCGCTATTATTTTTAAAAGTTTCATAAATCTGCCAAATAGCGTCTAATGGACTAGAATTGCTGTCGGGATCTGTAATTTCTAATGGGATATCCAAACCCAGGAAAAACATCGCCCAATCTTTGATTTCTTGTGCCGATGAAAGCGCACCAAACATTAGGTCGGTATATTTTTGTTTTTCTGAATCATCTAGTATGCTAAAATCCATTTATGGTCTTTCATTGGCTTCGTTTACAAAATTATGCGGATGTTCTACGGCCCTCATAAAATCCGCATCAGCCTTGGCTTCGCTCCTTTCAAAAACTTCATCCCTTGGGTGACATACGATACCGCCCATCGTACCTAGAACTGTAGCAATACTAATGGCGTTTACAAGAGATTCTTCTACTGCTTTAGTTGCATCAAATAAGCCAAGTTCTTCTGCTTTACCAAATTTTTCGTTTTCAATGTCATAAACTAATTCTCTATCGTTTATTAATTTAGCTAAAATATCTTCTATTTCTGATGTATTGTAACCCGCATTGTCCAGCAAAGTAGTCGGTAACGCGAGCAAGGAAGGCGTAAGGACTTCTCTCGCAGGATCACCTTCTGGTAATTCTTGTGTAAGTTTCATGGCCATGTCCAGAGATACGCGGCAACCGCCCGGTAACGCCCCATGAGAAATAGCCGAACGAACAGCGCATACGGCATCTTCACAACGATCATGAGCCTCTTTTAATTCACCATTGGAACCGCCATAAATAGTAAGTTTAGCGATTCCATTGGTGATTTTACCAATGCGTTCTTCTAGAAAAATCTTTTCAGCTTGGCTTTCTGCATTTTCTTTCATTTTTTTAAGTTCTTCTGCACGAACCTCAACGTTTACTGGATCTGGATCACCAATTACAGTGCTACGAAAACGATAACATTCAAAACTTTCCATACCAGCCCCAAGATCCTGTATAGTAGCAGTGCTTACTTGATCCTTAAGACCAAATACCTTAGCTCCAGTAAAGGCAGCTAAATCATATAAAAAATGAGTTTGGCTATTTAGAAATTGAGCCATAGGGGTCATTACTGGTAATACATTAATAGTACCAGGATTAGCGAAATTAAAGGCTAAGGTAGTAAGTACATTTTCGCTGAATCCATGGGCAAAAATTACTATATTTTTAAAATCAGCGTTGCCTTCTACATATTTAGTGCCAATGGCGGCCAGTAATGGATCTATGGTTATTAGATCATTTAATGTACCGTCATATAAGAGAAATAAAGGCTTTTCTAGAAAGCAACGCTGATTTGCCTGGTCATTAATGAACGCATTATGCAATTTGCCAATACTTTCTTCATAACCAATTGGGATAGGAAATCCATCAATTCTTTGTACTTTATAACCCGGAGTGCCAGAAACTTCGCGAATAGTGACATGTGAAGCATCTCCATAGCCAATTTCTTCAAACGCCTGAATAACTGCATCGGCCATCTCTTCGTCACCGTTTGCAGAAATCTTGGCCACCATTTTAAGCATTTTCTTATTTTCTTCTCCGATAAGAATACTGCGAGAACGAATATAAGGAACTAAGATTTCTCTGGCCACTTTAGAGATTTTGCGGGCAGCCTTTTGAGGGCTGTATTTTGGATTGTTCTCACAAAATTCAAATAGATTAGAAATAATATTATAAGCTAAAACTGTGGCTGTGGTGGTACCGTCTCCAGCCTCCGTTGCGGTGCGTTGAGCAACATCACGCGCTTGCTCTATAATAAGATGCTTATAGGCATCTATGGCACCTAAACTTTTAAATACAGTAACACCGTCTTTAGTATTTTTATTGGGAATGCCCGGATAATCGCTTTCAATCAAAATATTTCTACCGCCCGGCCCAAGAGTTCGGCCCACCATTGCGGATACTTCACTCATACTATCAAGGACTAGATTTTTAAGTTTTTTCTGATCCGTTAGAAATATTTTGGGAGCACTTTTTGCTTTACGATGCGCCATGTATTTCTCCTATATACTTTTTTATATCACAATGCTATGATCATAAAATGAAATTAAAAATTGAAAGCCCTGTTAAAGCATTTATCGAATCCGCCACTAAAGAAGAGCTATTGTATTTAAAAGATAGTTTAACATATATTAATACCTCAGCGCAATATTTACTTAAACGGCATTATAATAACCGCAGATGGCGTTCACATGACATTGATGGGTGGAGCAGCAGATTAGAAACATTAAAGAAAAGCGTAAAACAAACATTAATATTTGAAGAAGATGGTCGTCTATTTATTCGTCCAGCTTCAATTCCATATTTAAACATACCAAATTGTAATATAGTCAATACTATAAAATATCCAACTATAAACAAAATAGCATGGCATAAACCATTATCGTTTAATCTTCATCCATATCAAGAAGCAAGCTGGTCAGCGTTACTAAATATTTATCCTCATGGCGCTATTTCAAATGTAGAGTTATGTACTGGAGCAGGTAAATCGGCTATTTTAATGAAAGTGTGTCGAGAAAGCGGATTTCGCACTGCTATTGTTGCACCGAGTCAAAGTATTTTTGAGGAATTGGTTAATAAATTTGAAGAACATCTAGGAAAATCGCAGGTTGGTAAATTTGGTGATGGTAAAAAAATTCTAAATAAACGGTTTACTATTTGTATAGGCAAAAGCATTACAAATGTAAAACCTGGTACCAAAGAATGGGAATTTTTTAGTAAATTGGATATGATTTGTGTAGACGAATCGCATACTTGGGGCGCCGATACTTTGGAAGAAATTTGTCATGGTATATTTAGTGAGGTTCCTTATCGTTTATTTTTTAGCGGCACCCAAACTCGCGGCGATGGATCTGACAAACTATTACAAAGTATTATCGGTAAAACTGTATATAGACTTACCACCAAAGAGGCTATAGCTGGAGGCTATATTTGTCCTCATGATTATAAAATCGTAGAAATAGAGTCAAGTAATCCAAATTACCTTTCAGATGATCCATTAGAAATGAAACGGGCACATTTCTTAAATAATCGCAATATCGCTGCTTTTATCGCAAAATTGATTAAAGTAGAATCATTAAAACGAAGACAAACACTGGTTTTAGTTGAAGAATTAGGGCAAATTGCTATGCTCATTAAACTTTTGAAAGAAAGCGATATTCCGATTGCTATAGCTCACAGTGAGGCTAAGCTGGCTAAACTTACCGAGCTTGGACTTGAAAAAGTTGATGTTGCAAAGAGCGTAGAAAAGTTTAATAAGGGCGAAGCACTTGTTTTAATAGGCACTGGGTGTATCTCTACTGGTACTAATATTTATCCAACCCATAATACTGTAAATTGGCAGGGTGGATCGTCTGAAGTAAAAACAAAACAGGGGGCTATTGGTCGTAGCGTGCGGTTACATAATCAAAACCCATGGAAAGAAAATTGTGTTGAAAAACAAAGAGCTACAATTTGGGATTTTGCCGTTTATGATATAAATCTTATGGAACGGCACTTAGAAGACAGAATATCCTATTATTCTGATTCTGGTTCCGAAATCAAAAGGATCAGAATAAATGCAAAAAATAACATCACAGGAAGCTTTTGATGATAGCTTTTATAAATTAGCGGCACAGGTCACAAAAGCTTTAGAACGTAACAAAGACGGTTCAGTTCAAGAAGAACAGGTGATGGGCCTAATAGAAGTTGAGCGCAAATTTAAAGAAACAATTTTAAAATATAGACAATCTACTGAAATATATAAAAAATTTTTACAAAAAGTTTGTATTGAAAATAGAAATATTCTATCGGCCCGCCCATATTTTAGAGAAACCGCAGTTACATTTTCTAGAAAAATCACGCCTGCTATAAAGAAAAATAATATAGAAGAGTTAAAAAAGTTTGACGTTAACTATCAATTTATCAAATTTGTTAAAGAAAACTGGCTAGGCCCATTCCCTAAAAGGGCTGAACAATTGTTTAACAAAGTTCATATATCTAGAAACAAATTAATCGAGAATAATCTTCCGTTGGCTATTAATCGCGCTAAATTATTCTATAGAAAAACCCCTAAAAGTCATTTAACGCTGATGGACTTTATACAAATTTGTGCCATGGGATTAGCCGCTGGTGTAGACAAATGGGTAGGTAAATATTCACCTGTATTTCGATCAGTATGTATTGGACGCATGGTAGGTAATATGATCGACTCATATAGTGAAACTATATTACATTTTTATCCATCTGACAAAAGAATTTTATATAAGGCAAATAGTATTCGTGGACGCCAAGGAATTGACGACATAGTAGAATTAACCAAAGCAATTAATGATAGTTTTAAGAAAGATGCTAAAGAAGGCAAAAGTGTACCTAAAAATCCTGTTACCGTAGGTGAATTAAACGTTCTTATGTTAGCCGCATCTATGGTCAGTGCAGATGCAACGATTGATGATGAAGGTTACGGAGTTTATCATTTTACCCCCGATTTGACTCAAAATATAGAGGATGATATAATAAAAAAAGAATCTATAAAAGAAATGGTTAATTTAGCTAAAACATTGCCTATTATACATAGGAAAGTTTTACGTTTAAAAGGTATTAAAATATGAATTTAGAAAATCCTTGCTCATTTAATAATCGTTTGATTGTAGAGGCATATAAAGCCACGGGCGGTTTACGTAGCGAAATTCGTAATGGATTTGCTACTGTAATGCAAAAAAATACACTAAAGGGACTTCAGGTTCTTATTTCTGCCCGTTTATCTGACGGAACTTATGTACCTGCTGGATCTACGGCCTATATCAAAGAAGAATTGCTAGTAACCCAACCGTGGGCTAAAAATATTCTTCAAAGCGATACGTTAAAAACACAGTTTATTGTTGTAGATCTAAATCATGTAGAATATATTGCGCCGCCCACTGGAGACGTTGCTTGAAAATACTTCGCGTAGGCGATCCTCATGTAAAGGTAACTAATATAGAAGAATCTAGGCGTTTAGTAGAATTTGTATCCAAAAAAGCTATAGAGCTTAAAATAGATAGGATTGAAATTTTAGGAGATTTATTTCATACCCATGCCATTATTAGATTGGAAGTACTAGATTTTTGGTTATGGGCATTAGAATTATTAAATAATATTTGTGAAGTAATAGTATTAATTGGTAATCACGATCAATCTGGAGATTATTCTTCTAATAGTTCAGCATTAGATATATTTGCTAAAATTAAGAACGATAATTTAAAAATAATAAATGTCGCTAAATTAGAAGGTATATTTGCTTATATACCTTATATGCATAACAGGGATATTTTTATAGAGAATGCTAATTCTTTAGCGGAAAAGGGGGCCAAAGTTTTAATATGTCATCAAACTTTTGAGGGTAGTAAGTATGAAAACGGATTTTATGCCCCTGACGGAGTTGATCCAGAAAAGATTTCCCAAAAATATATACACATTATTTCTGGACATATTCATTCACGCCAAGAATTTGGAAGGATAGATTATCCCGGCACCGCTAGATGGGATACAGCAGCAGATGCTAATTTACCAAAAGGGATTGGGATATATGAACATGAGAATGAAACCGGTAAAATCATTAATCGACAATTTTTATCTACAGAAGAAATTTGTTGCCCTATTTATAAACTTAGCTGGCATGAAGGGAAGAGTCAGCCTATAATTCCAACAGGCGCTAAAGTATTTATGGAATTGATCGGTTCATCTACATGGGTTGCTGCACAAAAAGAATTATTACAAAATAAATGCAGTATTAGTACCAAAATAACAGATCGTATAAGAACCGAAGAACGTAAAACAGGCAACAGTTTAGAACAATTCCTTACGGTATATTTTAATGTAACGTCTGGAATTGATCGTGGTAAATTAATTCAATATATGAGGGACCTAAAAATTGTCTAAAGAAACTATCCAAACCATAAAAGAAATGGCTGCCCTGGCCATGAAAACTAATAAAATTACCCCTATTCATGAAACAAATATGAAAATGTATCCGTTTATTTTTTTTAATGGGGTGACTGCCGTAAAAATTGATTACGATCTATATGTAAGAGATGATGTAGAAATAGACGATCAATCTAATAAGATAATTGTTAAAACGCCTATTAGAAATAACTATATTGCCTATTATTTAACAATTAACGAAAATTCGGACAATAATAATATAGATAAACGTTTTGAAGCACTAGAAATGGCTATTCGTACTTTATTTTGGAATGATATAATAGTAGAAGTATATATTAACGAACAAATAGTGTATAAGAGCAAGAAAAATGTTTGATAACAAGCCGCCTATTGTCCACGAAGATAAGAATACCGACTTTTCTGAATTGGATATACAAAAAATTGAAAAGTTTAAAGAAGAAGGGCTTCCTGGCCTAGCTAATGTGGGGGATACTACTATCGTTAAATGTTTGGAGCTTTATCTTAATGGTAAGACCTATTCTCAAATCTCTAATTTGGCTCGTATAAAAAAACCTATTGTGCTTTATTTATCCCAGAAATTCAATTGGTTTCTAATTAAAAAAGAATATTTTCAAGATTTGGTAGAAAATATTCAACAAAGAACTCTTGAAACTAAAATCGCAAGCCAGGATTTTTTATTGCAATTAATTCAATTTTGGCAATTAAAAATAGGAAAAAGTATTAACAGATTCTTACTTACTGGTGATGAAGGTGCATCCAAAGAAATCGATCTTAAAGAAATCGATAAATATTTAAAAACTCTTGAAATTTTATATAGACTTACTGGCGAAAAAACTGCTTCCGATAAGCCCGCCGTAGGTTTAAATTTAGGCGAAGGAGTTACTGTAAAGAAGGTTGGAGATAATACGGTTGAAATTACTCCAAAACAAAAAGCTACGGGTAATCTACTAAATCAATTGGCTAATTTTAGACGAGAACAGGAAAATATGAAGAAGAATAATACGCAATCTGATATAATTATAGATAAGTCACAAAAACAGGAGAATGAATAGATGAAAAAAATAAAGTGGATTGTAACTATCTTTGTAATAATGTTTACGCTGGCATCGGCCCCTATTGTAACGTCGTCGACAAGAAATGGAACGTCTGATTCTGAAAAAATTATTACATTAACAGACAATAATGTTCTTGTTTTAAATGCGCCAATAGATTCTGATAGTGTGGCGAGAGTTATAATTGAAGCTAGAAGATTAGACTCCCTTTTATTTCATAGAAACGAACCCATCTATCTTTTTATGAATACCCCGGGAGGTAATATCCAGTCTGGGCTAGAGCTTTTAGAGGCTCTAAAAGGTTTGCATAGGCCAGTTCATACGATATCCTTATTTTCCGCTAGTATGGGTTTCCAGCTAGTGCAAGGTCTTGGAGATAGATTAATACTAAAAAACGGCGTAATGATGAATCATCACGCTAATGGTCAAATTTCTGGCGATTTTGGCGGTGTTGATACACAATTAGATAGTCGCTATAAGTTATGGAAAGACCGTCTTCGTGAACTTGATGAACAAACTGTCAAACGCACTAATGGCAAACAAACATATGAAAGCTATTTGAAAGAATATGATCATGAAATGTGGCTAACTGGTAAACAATCGGTAGATAAAGGCTATTCTGATAGAATTGTCCGTGTTCGTTGTGATGATTCATTGGACGGAACAAATACTCAATCTATGCAAATTTTTGGTTTTACTGTTCAATATGATTTAGATAAATGCCCCTTAAATACGACCCCAATGAATATTCGGCCAATGATTGATGATAAAAAAATGTCTCCAGAAATGAAAAATGAAATAAAGGCTAGATTTTTGGAATCATTTACGCAGAAATATCGTCGGCCACTTCCTATGACATGGTAATATGCCTCTGATTTATTATTTGTGTGAATGTAAAAAAAGTTTATCGAAATTTTTTAGGCAGGCCAAAGATGCGCCTGCCTTTTTTACTTGTCCGAATTGCAATAAAGAAACATTAAAAAAACAATTGTCAAGTCCTTCTAGTCTATCTAAAATAACCATTGATAATGGAATACAGGCAAGGGCCGTTGAAATCATTCCTAATATAGTAGAATTGAATGAAGAAAAATCTAGAAAAAACTATAGGGAAAAATAGTGTTAAAACTAAAAGATCTGCGATTTAGCGGCATAGGTCGTTTCGTTGATCCGCAACATATCGATTTTTGTTCGCTTGGCCACCTAGTTCAGGTAGATGGAGAAAACAAAAATACTGGCGGATCGAGCGGTAGCGGTAAATCTACGATATTTAATGCATTAGAATATTTACTTGGTCTAAACGATATCCCTAAAAATACTTTGCAATCTAGGCTTACCAAAGAAACTATAAGTGTATGCGCTATTTTTGATTGGGACGGTAAAGAAATAAAGATCGAGCGATCTACTAAATTAAAAATTACTATTGGCGATGAAGTAATAGTGGGCAGTAGCGAAAAGACCGAAGCGAAATTAAATGAAATTTTAGCTATGCCACGCGATCTATTCCGAAAAATTCTGCATAAACGCCAAAAAGAAGGCGGTTTCTTTTTACAATTTACGCCGCAGAAAATGAACGAATTTTTAGTCGATTGTCTCGGTCTTTCTGATTTAAGAAATAAGCTTAAAATTTTAGAATCTAAAATCACTGAATTAACCACATCTATTAATGTTATAAATAACGCATTAGAAGCTAATAAAACCGGTTTACAAGCTTCTGAAGATGCTCGCATAGCTATTGGTTTGCCTCCTGTAAAAGAAATTCATAAAGAAACTGTGTTAGCTCTTAAAGAAAAAATGGACGCATCTATAATTAATTTACAATCTATACAAGATAAACATAAGCTGGAATTAGAAAGTTTAATGCTTACTAAACCACAGGTAATTATTAATTCTTATGATCGTTCTATCATGAATCAATTAGAAGCAAAAAGGATCGATCTAAATAATCAATTAATGCTTATTAATAAAAAAGAATCTGACAAACAGCTTAAAATTTCTCAGGAACTCTCAGCCTTAAAACTTACTAAATCACAATTAGAAAATATTATAGCTCAGGGTAAAATCGCCGCTCAGCAGATCGTACAGGCGGCTAAAGAAATAAAAAAAATAAAAGAAAATACTTGTCCTACTTGTGAGAGAGATAATTGGGTTACTGAGACTGCTAAAATCAAAGAACAACAATTATTAGATAAAATTAAAGAGTTAAAACTTCAGGTAGATGCTTCTAATAATGCTACAGAAGATATAAATAAAATAAATGCGTCTATTTTTGAACTTGAAAAAGAGATGTCCACTAATTGTTCAGAAGAATTATCCGAGATTCATAAAAAAATTCAAATAATTATGGTTGCGATAGAATCTGAAAAAGCCAAAGAGTCTGAGCATAATAAAAATGAAATAGAAAAAAATAGATTAATTTTAGCAGAATTTACAGAAAAAGAAAGAGCATTGCGTGCAAAACATAGTCTAGAATTAGAGACTTATCGTGGTCAAGCCGATATTGATCGCCGCACATTCGAAGCTGCTGCTATGAAATTAAAAACATATGAAAATGATAAAATGCGTTATGAAACAGCTCTTAAGGGTATCGTAGAACAAGAGATTAAATATAAAAAACAGGTTGATGAATTAACTAAAAAAATAAATTCTTTCACTGAAGAATTAACTTTAGCTGAAGAAGCTAAACGGGCATTAAAGAGCTATATTTCATGTTCTTTTGATGATGCGTTGACATATATTAGTGAAATAAGTACTCGTATTATTAGACATATTCCTAATATGGCCAACGCCACTATACAATTAGAAGGGATTAAAGAAACCAAGGATGGTAAAATAAAAGAAGAAGTTAATGCTATAATAAATATAGACGGTGAAGTAAATATACCAATTAGGTCAATGTCTGGAGGTGAACGTTCGTCAATAGATTTATCAATTGATATGGCTGTAATAGACTTAATAGAAAGTCGAACTGGAAAAGGTATCGATATTTTTATTCTTGANNTTCTTGACGAACCATTTGAAGGGCTTGATACTATATGTGTAGAACAGGTTTTAGAGGTTTTAAAGAATTCTAACATACATAAAAAACTATTAATTGTAGATCATAATCCAGAAGTTAAACAGTTAGTTGAAAATAGAATTGTGGTTATAAGAGAAGGTGCGGTTAGTCATATAGCAACATAAGGGAAAAAATGAGCAATCCACAACAAATAGAAAAAGACCTTAGAGAGTATCTTGCACAAGAGCCTAACTTAAGAAATGCAGATAAACTAAAATATCTTCAGGCTATTTTTGAAAAGCATCTTGAAATTACTAAACTGGAACATATGATAAACAAAAATGATTTATATGAAATTGTAAGTATGGCTAAAAATCAATTTTCTAATCAAAAATTACCCGTATTTATTACTGGAAAAGCCATAGATTTAGAAGGATGTAAAAATATTGCGATAATGGAAGCTTTCATAAATTATTTAAACAACAAACATTTGCTTAAAAAATTGGTAAAATTTGAATATACAGATTATTGATAAATATATTATAATTTATAAAGAAGATAAAAATGACTAAAAAAGTTGAAATACCGGTAATTAAAATTAAACAGCGCAAAGGCGCAAAAGGAATAATGGTAGGTGGCAATACAGAAGTATATCTTGATGGTAAAAAGATGAACAATGTAACCAATTTAGAGTTATCTATTAATGCTGTAGGTGTTGCCAAAATTAGACTGGAAATGGTTGGTAAATTTGAATTTGAAGGTAAACCTATTTTAGAAACAGTAATTAAGGAGTATAAAAATGACAAAAGGTAGAAAACCAAAAAATTTAAGAGATAAACTTCGTGTTGAGATGCCAGAATTTGTTGAAGAAGTAGATTCAGCGTCTGTATCTGATCTGGAATCTAGATTATCACGGCTTACAAAAGATTATGAGGCCACAGAAGAAGCGCAAAAAAATGATGAAGAATTAGAAAATGCAAAAGCTCTGGTTAAGGAACTTAGCGCTCCATACCGTGAGGCCAAAACCATGATTAAACTAAAAACAAAATACATTATCGCCTCTATTAAAGATAAGGGCGGAGATGCTTAATGATTTAGAGCTCACATTTTTAAAAATGTATCTCAAAATTTACATCGGCGATTATTAATGAAACAGGAGCGAGTTTTATCTTTAGATATTTCAACCAAGACTGGTTGGGCACTACTTATAAGTGGCCCCAAAGACTATAGGTTAGAAGCCTATGGAAAGGTAGAGCAGGTAAAATGTCCAGAAGATGTGCCGTACCCTATCTCTTTTGTAAATTGGGCGTATACATGCTATCAGTATATTGTAGATTTAATTGATCAATATTATCCAGATGTTTTGGTAATTGAAGAAACGGCTAGTGGCAGTAAAAGTAGCCATTCTCAAAAAATACTTGAATTTATACATTTTCTCGTGGCAAAATTAATTAAAGAAACCGGTATTAAAGCAATATATTTTATGACAGGCGAATGGCGTAATGAAACTGGATGTAAAATGAATAAAGCTGAAAAGATGCATAATAAAGAAGTGCGTAAATATAAAAAAATTCACAACGTTAATATGGCTTATGATAAAAACGGAAAAAGGATCGGTATTATTGGCAGAAAACATGTTAATATTAGACGCGCTAATGAAGTGTTTGGTAGTTTTCTAAAAACTCCTTTAAAAAAGAAAGATGAAGATACCGCAGATTCGTTAATGTTGGCCTATTGTTATCACGTAAGAAAACTTAGAGGTATGTATGGGTAAAAATCTATGGGAAGATGAAAATTTAGAAGATTTTCGTGATATTCCCGAAGAAACTCAGATAGACGAAAATGGACAATTAATGCAATCATTGCCTGTTAATGTACAGGTAACGCAACAACCTGTTATGCAACAAACTAAAGATGAATCAGTTGTTTTTAAAGAAGATCCAAATCTAGATTTATTTCCAGATGGTGATCCAGATGAAGATGAAAATTATGAATCAGTTTTAAAAGATGCCCGTATTCGTCTAGAAATGGGGCGGCTATATGATATGGTTATGAATCACGACCTCTTTAAAGATATAGACGCCGATCCAAAAGCTACTAAAAGTGTGCAAAAGCAAATTAGAAAATTTGCCAAAGAACAAATGGAAATCATGCTCGGCATGCGTAAGGAAACCGATAAGGTTGAAAAACTTGAAATTGATTTTCCATTTAATCAAGTAGAGATTGATTTTTTAAAGCAATTGGCTTATAAAGGTACTAAAGGTGCTTCTGGAACTGCTGATAATTATGTTCCAGGAGTAAAAAAAGTAATGGAAGAAGTTGAAAATACGCCTAAAAGAAATACATTAAATTCTATTAGCCGTAATTCTGTTACTAAAAAAGCTATCCCAACAAAACTTCAGGCCAAAC